CACTTGTCGACGATAATTTTGGCTTGTTGTGTCGAATTGTATTTGCTCATGATGACGGGCGATCCAAACAACCCATCTATCTCATCATACATCTTGTGCTCTAATGGCAGCAGGTAGCGGCCAATCTCAACGTTGTAACGCGGCCTCCGAGGTTGAATAACCCGGGGTGCTGGATCAAGCTTGTCGCTGAAATTGACTTTCTCTGCTTTAACAAAAGTGCTTAGGTAGGAGTCGTGAACACGAACCGGTTTTAACACCAGCCCGTCAACAGCTGATTGGTATAAGGTTTTCCGTCGTCCCTTGTAGTACTCGACAAATGCTTGTCTAGTCACAGGGGATTGGTGTCCCAACCTGCCAACTATTGTCCGCTTATAACTCTCTAACCTCTTACTGAATATGCCAGCTACCGGTGATGTTGGCTTGCTGCATTTCTTGTCAGTGTATAACACACGTTCTCCAACCCCGCGGATGAGGTTGGGCAGTGAATTGTTGTGGGTCGACATGTTATCGTCGCAAAGGTACCGACCCATTGTAAGGTACTTTCGACGTTTCGGAACCCCAGAGAGTAAAACTGGAGAAACACCGGGGTAGACACCTGGAGTAGTGTCTACCCCCTCCAGCTTCTCGGGGCCCCATCAAGTATCGCAACTGCCGTCACCCAATAGGGCTTCGACAGCACGCGCATCCTTGACGTGTTGTGTGTGTTTGATGGCTAATCTGACAAGCTCTGTAGACGTTGGTACGAATACCATCTCAGTGGCGATGTCTACATTCTCATTGATGTGTCGCGCCAACACGCCGTGTGCTATGCAAGCATCATAAAGGTACTTACGCACACACAACACGTTGGCGGGCCCATATTTCAGCCTGCCAAACTTAGCCTTGCCAATCTTCACCAAATACGCTCGAAACGGAGCACGAGCGCGGACACGCCTCTTGGCCACAACGGTGTTTTCTACGCTGTCGATTACTGAGCTACGCACAATGTCGGTAACATCTTCAATCTCATCGTCGT